CTTGAACACCATTATCAATAAGTGCTTTTAAGATGTTACCTGATACTGTAGGTAGGATTTCAATTTTACCTACTACATCGTCTCCATCCCACCACATATCTCGAATAATGTGGGATACATTTTTTAAGTTAATAATAGAAGAATCGGGGTGGTCTAATTCACCTGTAGCTCTATTTTGTTTAACTACCTCCTCATATTTATCTATTTCTCTTTGCCACAAATCTTTAGCGTAGTACCTACCATTACCATTCTTAATTCCAGAAGTAGCTAAGATACCTTCAACAATTGGGTTGCCTGCGGGTGATCTTAAGCCTTCTGTTAATTGAATGGGTTTAACCTGGAATGGTTGGGTTTCAACTAATACTTGTTTCATATTACATGTACATGTCGTCAGAAATTTCTTCAATGTCTACTTCATCAACTATTTCTTTTTTTTCTCCCTTATTTACTTTTTCAAGCAGTTTTTCGTACTTTTTCTTAGCGTTAGAAAGTTCTTTAATTTCTTTTTCTATTTCTTTAATACGAGTAGGATTAATAAATTCAGCAATAGCATCGTTTTCTTTAACCATAGAAAGCTTACCTTCGCGGTTCATTACTTCTTCATCGATAGCTCTCATTTTAGCTTCTAAAGCAGCCACATTACCTGCTACCTCAATTTCTTTAAGACGAGACATTAAATCTTCTTTCTTAATTTTTTCTTTCTCGATTTTTTCGCCTTTAGCAACTCCAGCACCGTAAGCATCTTGTTCGCCTTTGTCTTTTTTATCTACATCAGGACTGCCCTTATCATCGCGTTGGAATTCATCGTAACTTTCTGAAAGAAGATCTGTTAATTTAATCATGGTTTCTTTAACTGTTGATTTTGATAAATCGCCGTAACCACTGGCTTTGTATTTGCCTTTAGCTTCTTTAGGAGTACCTAAACTAGGAGCTTCGGTTTGATAACCGATTCCTTTAACGCCAAAAGCTTGGTTAGTTGCATAATATGTTCTATCTTTTGCTAAATTTTTAGCTACAATCTCCTTTAACTCGCCTACAGTTTTTTCTTTATTTTTAGGATCTTTCATTTCAGCATAATATCCATTTAAAAAAGCTTGACCGTATACGTTATCAATGATTTTAGGATCTTTGTAATCGTAGTCTCTAGTTTCCATATCAACTACTTCTTTAGTAGGTGCTTTTTCTTCTGCTTTAACTTCACTTAAGAAATTATTAAAATTAGCAAACGGGTTTATAGTTTTAATACCTAATACCTTAGTTCCTTCTGAAAGAATTTGTTTGTTTTTTAAAATAGTAACGGCTGTATCGTAAGGGGTAACATTAGTAACTAAATGAGGAAATAATCTACGAGCAGACTTCATAAATTCGTCTTTTCGTCCTTTACCTTCATTAAGTAAATTATATTGTTCTTGTAAAGTTTTCATTATTCTCCTTTTAGTGTTGTTTCAATGTCTTTTATTAAATCTAAAATTAAATCAGTTCCATATACTACAGAATACGATTCTGGTTTTTCTTTATAGTAATTTATTGTTTCGTCTTGAGCATTATCTAGTAATGGATATAAATTATTTAAACGAGTTCTAATATCATCAAAAGCGCGTATGCGTTTTTCCTGATATTGAACACGGCCTGGATCGGCTTCGTTTACATTTAATTTATATTTGTAGCCCATATCTATAAATATTAAGGTTTTCCCCAGAGATAATTAGTATCAATAGCTTTAGATTTAGCTGCTAATTTAACTGGGTTGACTTCTTTATATCCAAAGTTTTTAACGTAGTAGTTATTTTTAACTCCTTTGGGACCTGCTTTTGGGCCTGGTCCTAAAGTAGCTCCAGGGTCAGTTTCGGTAACGGGTTTCATTCCTAATTTATAATAGTACTTATGTTTAGTACCTTTATCTTTTTTATTAGGATTAAATGAGGCGGGAACAGCATAGTTACCGGCACCCCCAATACCAGGGTTAAAAGCAGCCGTACCACCATTTACTCCCATAGTTTCAAACATACCTTTAATCTTTTGATATTCTGAAGGGTATTTGGTGCGCATGTGGGTTCTAAGATTATTTCTTAAAACTCTAAATTGGTTATAGATTTCTCCAAATTTGGGGTCATTTATTACCTGAGGGTCAGTAGCAATTGCTCTAAGAGTTTCTAGAGCGCGGTTAATGTCGGATAAAAGAATTTCAAAATCAGGAACGTATGTTACGTCTGATTCGTTTTCTTCGCCTCCGGGCGTAGGGGTAAGAATAAATTTTCTACCTCTAACTATTTCCCTAATTTTATTGAATAGAGGATCCATGGGCTGCTTTAAGTTCTTCTAAAAGTTCAAAATATTGAAGAATATTTACGATATTTTCACTAGTAACCTTAGAAGTTTTACCTAATTCTTGAATTAAATTAGATACTTCATTTATTTTAATTTGAACAGCTTTATCTGTGACTTGTTGGTTCAACTCAGCTAATTGAGATTTTACTTCTACAATTTTTGAATTATAAAATTCTCTTAATATTGGGGTTGAGTCTACTGAGTTAATGTATTCTCTTAGAATTTCTTTTTGGCTAGAGTATAGATCACTATATTTGCCGTTAAATTTTTCCATTAAAATACGATAAGTTAACATACGAGTATCCTTATCATAAGCTTGAAATTCTCTTAGTACCTCAGCTTCTACTTGCTTTTCTTGAATAGGAGAAGTAGAAAGATGCTCTAATAAAGTCATCTTATTATTTACTATAATGTTAGTATCTACTAAAGTATCTGCGTTTTGGATTTCTGTTAAAGTATATAAGGCAGCGAATGCTTTATAGTGAGGTAATTTAGTTTTAAAAAAATCTTCTAAATTATAATGTTTTTTAATCTCATTAATAAGATTATATTTTTCTCTTCTTAAAGCATTACGATTAAGTCTTTTAGAAGTTTCTAAAAGTGTTTGAATCATTACATTTGCTCTACCCTCTGTTAAAGAAATATTTTTAGCTAATGTTTCATAAAGTTTATATTCTTTACCTAATTCACTTTTTACAAAATATTTTTGTATAATGCCTATGGCCTTGGAATTAATACCATTAAGTGTATCAGCTGTTACTTGACGAACAAGCAATTCGAAAAGGATACCGGTATTTTTATACTTTGAATGTTTAATGTTCATTCCAAATAGGATTTATTATAAATATATGGGGATATATTATTCTTTAATTTGAGATTCGTCTAACAGTGATTCTTTACGTTTATCGGCAGTATAAACTAATTCTTTTTGTAAAAATTCGATTAATGAACGATTTCTATTTAAAACTGATTCATTTAAACCAGGTTGGTCGTCACGTTTCATATCCTTTCTACCTAAACGATCCCGTCCAAAGGCATTATCTTGAGTATTAATGTTAGATGCTTTTTCTTCAGGACGACCTAAAGGTTCCTTTTCATCATATCCTGTAGGAACATCACCTGTAGGTTCGGTATACATTCTACCTTTACCATATAATGAAGCTAAATCATGTGGTGTACCGTATGAGCGACCTGTAGTTAAAGGATCATTACCTTCGGTTTCAATTTGTTGCATACGGAATTTACGCTTTTGATCTTGAACAATAAGATTTCTGTATTCCTCATACTCATCTTCACTAAAGTGGAAGATGTTATCATAAATCCAATCAGTTGGAAGGAGTTTATTTTCCATGATTTGGGATGCTAAATCTACTTTTTCTTTCATCAACGCAATTCTTTCTTGGTCGTATATAATAGAAGGAGTAGTTAAACGAAGCTCAAAATTAGTCATTTGTTCGTTTTCGTATCCCTGAGCGTATAAGTGAATAATAGCAATTTTATAAAGTTCTGAGAGTAAGATACGTTGGATGCGATCAATTGTACGACCAAAGCGAATATCTTCAGCAGCTAATGTAGCTTTACCTTGAAGATTTTCATCGTAACCCATAAATGCTTTAGGTACCTTAAGAGCGGCAAATAACTTATCTCTTAAGTAAGTTACGTCTTCAATGGCAGCATACTCTAAACCCTTTGTAGTTTCAATTTTAGTTGCTTGATCATTACCTCTAACGGGGATATAAAAATCTTCCATTAGGTTTTGCATGTTATACTTTAAGTTATACTCACCAGTTTTATGATCTTGTAATGGGGTTCTCTTAAGAGTATTAATAGTTTTTTGCATGAAGTTTTCTACTTCATTAGGTGGAATAGAACCAACATTAATAAAGAAAACACGTTTTTCTGGGGCGCGAGCAATTCTATGGATAAGCATTGCATCTTCCATTAACACATATTGCTTGTACAAACGACGAGCAGGTTCAATGTATGAACGGCCATATGGAAGAAAATTAACATCCGAAAGTAAACGGAAGTGGGCTACCTCGTAATTATCAAATTGAATAGTATTTCCTACGGGATCAGCATTAGGTGTCATATAATAACCAGAAGATCCACCTCCATAAAAACCATCAGGACTATAATTAAATACTACTTTAGCTGGATTTTCTGGGTCAAAATTTTCTTTTCTTTCAATGTGATATGCAGAATAGGGGATTACATTATATACACCAAATTTTTCTGAGATTTCTAATTTAAGAAAGAAATCACCATATTTACACATTTGACGAGTCCAAGACCAAAGGTTAAATTCAATATTAAGAACGTCGTAAAATAAATTGTAAAGAATTTTCTGAATGTTTTCATCAGAAGATTTAATTTGTAATACTTCACCTTGTTCATTTTTTAATGAACATTCGTCAGCTATAATATCAAGAGCAGAAGCAATAATTGCGTCTGTATCCATTGTATCATAATCACTATACAAATAAGTTCTAAGATACTGATAATTTAAATTAAATTGAGCACCTAAAAGTGAAGTAGCAGCGGGGTTTGAATAAATACCTTGATATCTACTCATTAAAGAATTAGTAGCAAATTCTCCTGATGTTTGGATTTTATCAGTATCAATTACTTGAAGTTCATTACCTCCTACATTACGAATTACTACGTCTGAAGAAAATAATCTTTTTAATCTTGAAAATAAGCTAGTATTAGCCATAATGTTGTATTATTATTATAAATATATCAGAGTAACCATCTAATATCTTCCTTATTTCCACCTAAATCGTGTATATAAGGGTTTTGAACTTGATTAGAATTATATCCTCCTGAAAAACCATAGCGATTAGCTGTAATATTATTTAAAGTTGATCTGGAGGCATCTAAAT